CTATCATCGATCATCGTGGTAGGGCATCGCAGATCATATAGCAGTGACCACCAGTCATTTGGTAGCAATTGCTGCACCAATACACTAGTAATAGAGTCACTGGCCGATGAAAGGTCAATCGTGGCTAAACGATCGCAATAGGCTCGCTGGGCTAAGACCTGATTCCTCGTTTGATCGAGGAGGTTGATCCCAAAGAGTCTCAGACGATTGCGGATATGAACACCGCAAGCGCGCTGCATCAGCATATTGATCTCAGGTTCCTTACAGGCAACCCGGTCAATATCGGTTCGTTTTGGCACTGTGAACAGCTCATTTCCCTCAACAAGCTCGAGGTCTTGACCGGAACATACCAACTCTCCTTTATCGGAGTTGATTATGTCCAGCCAGCGACTGACGGCAAGTGGGGTACAGTGAGCATTACCAATGAGTTTGTGCAAAGCGGCCCTTTCGGACCGCTTTACACGAGTTGTAGCGCCGTTGGTGTAGCAAAACGATGCGAACACCGTCTCGGTATCCAACGGGCCTAACACTCGGCGAATGAACTTCTGAACCTTACGTACGAGAAAGCTGTACGTGGTGAAGGAGAACGTGTGATCGACGATGCTAGCATGCATCAGTCGTTCGTTCGTATTACCATTCGCAACCTCTGCAGCGAGCCATTTTTCGATAGCTCGCGCGCGACGCAACTTGGCCGGATCAGTGTTCGGCCCAACATACTTAGAAAGGATCTCCTCCCTAAGATAGTCGAAACCAAAGCCAACCGCATCTTCGCCACTAATGGCGTCGAGTAAGTCGGCTATGCACTGATCCGAAAAAGCAGCGGTAAAACGCTTATTTGCCACATTCGTGGCATTCATGCGTTGTCGCGTCATAACCTCATGTCCTCTTCCTGACTTCGGGGTTGCATCGGCCTAAGCCGACGTGATGATGTCCTTCATACCGGTGCATTGCAAGCTGGGCTGGCTGTAAGGCCAATCCAGGAATACTTCCACGCAAAGTGCGAGAAAGGCGCACACCAGAACAAAGAGGACGAATCCGAAGATTACGTCCATGACAGCCTCAAGATGATCACTCAAAAGTAATCATCCCATCGACCGGGAGGGTAGCACTAAGCTTACCCCTCACGGTATCACTTCCAGCGCATGCCGAAAGGAGGCAGATACAAACAGCCAGACCACCAACAACGAGGGGCATCTTAGTAAATGCCTTCGAAGTTAGTCAAAACGCCGTCAAGCTGCGTAATAGCTGCAGCCATAGCGTTGACGTGTTGCCCCACCGTGTCCTTACGCTCTTGAAGCGTAGAGTCCTTGGTGAAGGTAAACGTCGTCTCAGCGAACTGAGTACGATCGACTGTGTACCGCGTCACACCATTCACGACCTCGGAGACGAGAGTCGGGAAGACGAAGCGCAGAGTCACACGGTGCTTAACGCCGTTCGGCTTCACATTTGCAGTGAAGACACGGTCGCCTGCTACCACGGCGGCTGCCTCCCTCCAAGTCGGGAGAGGCTCTTTAGTCTGCGGCACGAAAGTATGTGCCACAGGAGTCGCTGCACGGTCGTTAACCGTGAACGAAGCGAATGCCGGCATTTCG